CAACACGATGGCACAGGAACGGCGGCGATGAACTTTGGTGGACATGATCTGGTAGGAACTAGTGGAAGCACTATTACTGGAAGATCGACACAGGAGCTCGATACGTCTGAAGTTGATACATCTGGTCAGTTTAAACAGATCGGAATCTCAACGGATCCTGACAATAGCGATACAAGTGCTGACAATACGAATGCATACGTAGTATTCAATACAGGTGAGCATACTTGGAAGTTAACAACTGCATTAAGTTAGAGTGAGGCAAATAAATGGCAATTTCTAGAAACCAGTTGGTCAAAGAACTTGAACCAGGCCTCAACGCCTTGTTCGGGTTGGAATACGACCGCTACGAAAACCAGCACACACAAATTTTCGATACTGAAAATTCTGATCGTGCTTTTGAAGAAGAAGTAATGCTATCCGGTTTTGGAAGTGCTCAAGTGAAACCTGAAGGTAGTTCAGTCAATTACGACGATGCTACTGAAACTTTCACTGCGAGATACACTCACGAAACTCTGGCATTGGCTTTTTCAATTACTGAAGAAGCAGTAGAGGACAACCTTTACGATAAAATCAGTTCACGTTATACCAAAGCATTGGCACGTTCGATGTCAAACGCTAAGCAAGTAAAAGGCGCTAATGTTCTCAATAGAGCATTTAACAGTTCTTATACTGGCGGCGATGGCTTAGAGCTCTGCTCTACAGCCCACGTTACTCTTGGCGGAAATGTCAAAAACGAGCTAACAACTGCTGCGGATCTTAACGAGACATCTCTTGAGCAAGCTTTAATTGATATTGCTGGAATGAAAGACGAAAGAGGAATGAAAATTTCTCTTAACGGCACAAAAATGATCATTCCAGTTAATCTTCAATTTACTGCTGAGAGACTGATGAAATCGCAATTGAGACCAGCTACTGCGGATAATGATATTAATGCTCATAAAAGCATGGGAATGATCCCGCAAGGGTATGTAGTTAATAATTTCTTAACTGATACTGACGCGTGGTTCATTAAAACCGATGCTCCAAATGGCATGAAGCATTTCCAAAGAACACCTGTTTCCACTAAAATGGAAGGTGACTTTGATACTGGTAACGTTAGATACAAAGCAAGAGAAAGATACAGCTTCGGCTGGTCTGACTGGCGCGGTATCTTCGGATCACCAGGTGCTTAATTAATATTTATGGGGCGGCTTGTCCGCCCCATATTACAACTGGGTTTAACCAATTGTACCGACTGACCTAGCAGACGATCGTAGAAGCGACGGTATGATTTAACTACGAGGAATTTAAAATGGCTAATACAACCTTTAGTGGTACGGTAAGATCAGAGACTGGTTTTAAAGTAATTAACAAAGCCGCTTCCACTGGCGCGATTACGGAAACAGGTGTTTCAATTAACTCAACTGGACAACTGGTTGCACTTGGAACTCACAAGTTTCAATCTTTTGCGGGAACTTTGGCATCAACAGACACTGGCTCGGCTTATGGTGACAATGATGTTCTTGTGGAATTAGGAACTCTGAACACAGATGCACCAGATGATTTAGTAACACCTTCTAAGTTTTTCTTTCACAGAGCATTAATTGGCATTACAACTGCGGCAGGACAAACTCTTATTGGTAGTTTACAATTAAGTGCAACTACAGGTACAGCGACAAACTCTGCTGTTTCATCTGGAACTGAAATTGTTGGTGCAGGAGTTACTTCATTTAATGAACAACTTAGTGCGACACAATCTGTTACTGAAATAGATATTAACTTGAATAATACAGCAGGTAATTATCACATATTCGTACCAAATGTGACAGCCGCTATTGCAAGTAAATACTTGTATATGGCTGCTACAACTACACTTAATGCTGATGCAAGTGCAGGTAGATTTACAGTCGAACTAGAATATTCAGTATACTAATAAATAAGTGGGGCTTCGGCCCCACGTTTCTTGATTAAGGAGGGAAATAATGGCAGACGTAGTAACAGGACCGACTATCCTACAACAAAATGACAATCGCGTCGTAATCAAAATAGTCAATCAATCAGATGGTAATGGTGGAACAACCGTTTTTGGTGATGTGTCAGCAATGACAGCACGAGCGGATGGCACTTCTGTGGCGCATCTTGCATTAATGAGAGTTTGGTTTTCTTGTCAAGGTGGAGATGGAGGAGACTCTTACGCTCGTTTAGATGAGGAAGATGATGATGGAGATATTCCTGTAATTGGTTTAACAGGAACAGGATATTGGGATTTTAGAGAGTTTGGTGGTATACCAGCAGATAAATCTAATAACACAAATCAAAGTGATGTTAATCTTGTAGTTCCAGGTACGGCTGATGCAGCAAATATGTATACAATTGTAGCAGAATTTTCAAAGATATATTAGGAGTTTAAATGGCTTATTCAGGCACACAAACTTTTAATCTTTCGATTGAAGAGATAATAGAAGAAGCACTAGAGAGATGTCAATTAGAATCTCGTAGTGGTTATGATTTAAAAACCGCTAAAAGATCTCTAAATTTGATGTTTGCAGAGTGGGCAAACCGTGGATTAAATCTATGGACTATTACTTATGCAACACAAACATTAACAGCTGGTACTAATTATTATTCTATAGATCAGAATGTAGTAGATCTAGTGGATGCAGTAGTAACAACTACTACAGGTGCTACATCTAACATGGAAGGTAATAGTAGTACTACTGATGTTGCTATGAGTAGAATTTCAAGAACAGAATACATGAATCTAAGCAAAAAGGAAAACTCATCAAGTGGTGATGCAAGACCTACACAATTTGCTTTAGTACCTGGTACAGTAACAACTGGAGGATCTTCTTCTAGTGGTAGACCAGAAAATGACATGACATTATTCTTATATCCAAGCCCGGATAAAGCTTACATATTTAAATATTTTTATATTGCTAGAATAGCAGATGCAGGAGATTATACAAATAATGCAGATGTGCCATTCTTTTTTCTTCCGTGTTTGACGGCTGGACTAGCATACTATATAAGTTTAAAAAGAGCGCCGATGTTAAGTGCAAACTTAAAAGCGGTGTATGACGAAGAATTTAAACGTGCTGCTGAAAATGATCGTGAACGAGTGTCATTCAGGGTTGAACCAGCACGGGCGTATACACCATAGGAGGTAATATGGTTAAATGTGAAAAATGTGGTCGTGAGTGTGATTGTGTAGACAATTGTGAATGCAAGGACTGCGAATGTAAAAAGGAGAAAAAATGAGTAATAAAAACTGGAACAGCCAAACTTCTAACACTAGTGGATCCACTGGTGGAGTAAAAAGTAATTGGAGTGATCGTGGTACTATTTCTATCCCTAATGCTAAAGCCAAAGAAAAAGAAAAACCTTGTCCAATTGCGGAAGGTGAAATTCATGGTACAGTACAGGGTATGGGTGCAGCTACTAAAGGTGGTAAGTATCATTGGTCTAGTAAAAATAAAAGTAATTGGTAAATTAAATGGGTTACGCAACAGGTAAGTATGCTAAATTTATTTCTGATCGTAGCGGAATGGAATTCCCTTACAAAGAAATGGTAGTAGAGTGGAATGGATCACGTGTTCACACAAGTGAATATGAGCCTAAAACACCACAAGATAGGCCTAATAAGCATTCTTCTGACGCAGAACCATTACAATATCCGAGGCCAGCTAGAACAGAAAATGCAGTGGAGCATAAACTTCCATTAAATGCTTTTAGATTTACAGCTTCTAGCACAACAGTTTCAGTATTTGAACCAGAACACGGTAGATCTACTAGTGATACTGTTAGGTTTAGAGAAGTAAGAGGAAGTATATTTGGAGCAGATATAGATGAACTAGAAGATTCTGATGGATATAGTATAACAAAAACAGATGATGATTTTTATACATTTACAGTAACAACATCACCTTCTATAACAGGGAATGGAGGAGGCGGAATGGCTTCTTCTGGTCCGACAACATTGAGTAATTAATGACAACGTACTCAGAATTAACAACACAAATTTTAGAATATACAGAAGTTAGTACAGATGTTTTAACATCTACCAGAACTGATGATTTTATTGAACATGTAGAAAATAGAATATTAAGAGAAGCAGATTTAGATGCATTTAAATCTCATCAATCAGCTAATTTAACTCCTGATAATGCTTTTTTATCATTGCCTGGGGGAACTTCGCCTGACCCAACATCATTAGCTACAATACGAACAGTACACATTTGGCCTGCTT